TCACTAACAATGCATAAGATTCACGAAAAGCATAATTCAAAAGGTTTCTACTTTCTAGTGGACCTTGAACGCACATACAGCACAGCTAAGGAAGAAATGGAAAAGCGTCCTGAAAAAGAAGATGCGCCAGATGGTCAATTAACAATCGATGAAGTGGATACTGAAGAAAAATTAGCAGAATTCGAAGATCCATTCGCGAATGCAGGAACGAAGCAAGATGCACCTACTGATAATGTGCCATTTTAATAGAAGGGGAGTGTGGAAGGCATGCAAGTAGCTGATGCAATACGCGAGAAACAGAAGGCCTTAATTGGTTTAGTTGGCCCATCAGGTAGTGGTAAATCGTTGTCGGCCTTACTTCTAGCTTATGGGATTGTAAAAGAAGCACATCCTGATTTACCAGATGAAGAATTGTGGAAGAAAATCGGTGCTGCTGATACAGAGCACAAACGTTTACTCAACTATGTTGGACAAACTCATGGAAATGTCACTATTGGTTCATTTAAATATATCAATTTCGAACCACCATTTAATACAGATCGATACAATATGGCAATTAAATTGCTAATGCAACAAGGTGTAGAGGTTATTATTGTGGACAGCCTTTCGCATCAATGGCAAGGCGAAGGTGGGGTTGTTGAAACTCACGGTGGGATGCAAGGTAACTCGTTTCAAAACTGGGGTAAGCTTGCTCCTGAATCTAGCAAGTTAGTAAAAGGTTTAACAACTGCTGCCGTCCACATGATTACAACATTACGAGTTAAAAGTGATTATGTAATTGAGCAAGTCGATGGCAAAAACGTACCTAAAAAGGTTGGTATGAAGCCAGTTCAAAAAGATGATATGGAATATGAGTTTGATACTGTGTTCTCTATCGGAATGGACCATATGGCAAGAGTAAGTAAAGACATTACAAATTTATTTGAAGATGATGAGTTTATTATCACACCTGAAATTGGTTCAAAACTTTATCGCTACCTTGAATTAGGTATTGATGTACAAGCAGAGGAACGAGCAAGACGTGAAGAGGAAGAAGCTAATCGTTTAAGTAGTGTAGCTAAGATTCGTGAGTTGTCTTCCACAGATGCTAATGTAGCTAAGATCGTTTCGGATTGCGAGTTTAAAGCAAATCTTCAACTAGAAAATATGACCGTAGCTATGGTCGATAAAATTATCAAATTAATTGGAGGAAAATAATATGTTCAAAATTAATCACGAAGAAGCAAAAGGTGGATTTGAATTAATCGCTATCGGTGACTATGAAGTAACTGTAATTAACTATGAAATGGGTAAATCAACTAATGGTAACAACAAAATTACAGTGGATTACGAAATTCGTTCGGATGTTCCGCAAAATCACCAAGGTCAAAAAATTCTGTATGACAATTTTACAATCTCTGAAAAATCTATGTGGCGTTTACAAGCCATTTCAAAAGCAGCTAAATTCCCTGATGGTCTAACATTCAATTCTTATAAAGAATGGGCAGATACATTGTTACACAAGAATTTAGTAGTTACAGTGGGGCATCGTGATTACAACGGAAACAAATATCCAGAGGTAAAAGGCTTCAAGGAATCACAAGTAGGAGCCCCAGTACCTCAAGGTGGGCCAATCGTTGTTGGTGAAGATGACGTTCCATTCTAAATAAAACTTAATAGAGAGGTCTGTTTTAGGCGGACTTCTCTATTTTTATACCCAAATTTTGCGGAGAAGGTGGGAAAAATGGCAAATTCATCATGGAATTCAATGGGGGATGAGTTAGTCAAATGTCCAGTAGATGGATGTCATCATATAGGACAAATTATCACAAAGGCTCATTGTCGTATCGAACATGGAATGACAAGGGATGAAGTTAGAAAGAAGTATGGTTTTCCTAAACGAGTGATTATGTTAAAGCGAAGTCAAATAGAAAGTAGGGAAACAAATGGCAGAAAAAGTGAAGGCTAGGCCTGCAATGAGATACAAAGGTGAAAAATATGAAAATACCAATTAATTTTAATGAAATACCTTCAGAATTACGAATGCTACACCAATGGATTCTGTGGAGGGCAGAAGAAAAAGGTGGCCGATATACAAAAATACCGTATCAAGTAGATGGGAACGAAGCTAGAAGTAATGACCGTCGTACATGGTCCTCATTTGCAACAGCAGCCAAGTTTTATACAGAATCAAATGCAGATGGGATAGGCTTCGTATTCTCACGACAAGACAGTTATATCGGTATTGATATTGATAAATGCGTCACGTATGCAGCAGATGATACGAATAAGGCCAATCCAATAGTTAACACTTTTGCTCAAGAAATTATAGATACATTAGACAGCTATACCGAGTTTAGCGTGAGTGGTACAGGCATTCATATCATTATCAAGGGTAGCCTTCCACAGTCTGTAGTAGGTACTGGTCGTAAAAGTGCAAAGCATGGTTTAGAAATTTACCAATATGGCCGTTACTTCACCATGACTGGCAATCGTGAGAATTCTAATCAAATATATGATCGTACTGACGAGCTGGCAGAGATTTTTGAAAAGTATTTTGATGATAGCGACATAAAAGGCCGCGTGAACCTCGCTGAATATGAAAATGATGAAATTAAACTTTCAAATGATGCGCTTTGGGAGCGAATGTTCAGGTCAAAAAGTGGTGATGAAATACGTTCATTGTATAACGGAAATTTAATAAATGATGATCATTCATCTAGTGATTTAGCATTGTGTAATCATTTGGCATTTTGGACTGGTAAAAGCGCTTCTAGAATGGATTCAATGTTTAGGGAAACAAGCCTTATGCGTGACAAATGGGACAGGATTCACTTTAGCGATACAGGTGAAACGTATGGTGAACGTACAATAGCTGAAGCCATTTCCTCCACTACCACAACTGTGTTAGACCAGCAACATTATGAAGAATTTTCGTTTGACTTTCATGGTAATGATGAAGAGGCTGTGGAGGACAAGCCGAAAAAGAAATTTCGTTTAACCGAACTAGGAAACGCTGAAAGAATAGCAGATGAATACGGCCATGCAATCAAATATGTAAATGACATGGGCTGGCTCATTTGGGACGGCAAGCGATGGAAGATTGATAACAGGAAAGAAATTTATCGTATTGCAGCTAAGGTCTTACGAGGGTTGTACAAATCCGAAGATGAAGGCGAACAAAAATGGGCGAAGATGTGTGAGCGATTAAATGTTCATAAAAATAGCTTGTCGTTTTTAATGTCGCTTGTACCAGGTGATCGAGAAGAATTTGATCGACATAAATATTTATTCAATGTTGCAAATGGCATCGTAGATTTGAAAACAGGTAAGTTGCAACCACATGATCGTGAGCTCGGCATAACAAAAATAACAAATATCATGTTTGATGAATCAGCAAAATGTCCTGAATGGTTAAGTTTCTTAGTGCAAATATTTCAGGGTGACGAAGAGTTGATTGAGTACATGCAACGTCTAATAGGCTACAGCTTAACAGGTGAAATAAGCGAACAAATCATGGTCTTCCTAATTGGAGGGGGTAGCAATGGTAAATCAACGTTTATTAATACGATTAAGGACCTCATGGGCGAATACGGCAAACAAGCTAAATCGGACACGTTTATTAAGAAAAAGGAAACTGGAGCGAACAATGACATTGCCCGATTGGTCGGCAGCCGTTTTGTATCAGCGATTGAATCGGAAGATGGAGAACAATTGTCGGAAGCTTTCGTAAAGCAAATTACAGGTGGGGAGCCAGTATTAGCGCGCTTTCTACGACAAGAATATTTTGAGTTCATTCCAGAGTTCAAGGTGTTCTTTACGACTAACCATAAACCAGTAATCAAAGGTGTAGACGAAGGTATCTGGAGGCGTATTCGATTAATCCCATTTAACCTACAACTACCAAAGGAAAAGCGTGATAAAAAGCTACCTGAAAAGTTGTCACTTGAAATGCCAGGCATCTTGAATTGGGCTATCGAAGGTTGCTTGAAGTGGCAGCAGATGGGGTTGAATGAACCAAGGATCGTTATGAAAGCTACAGGTGATTATAAAGACGAAATGGACATTCTTGGACCGTTTATGTTTGAACGATGTTACAAGCAAGACGGAATGAAAATTGAAGCAAAAGAGTTATACGAGGTTTATTCCAACTGGTGCTATAAAAATGGTGAACATCAATTAAAAAATCGAGCGTTTTATAGAATCTTAGAATCACAAGGTTTTAAACGTGAACGCGGTACAGGAAATAAATACTTCATCTTCGGTGTTACTTTAATAGAACGAAAAAGTAGTTTTACCCAACAAGAATTATTAGAAAACGATGAAAGCGAAGAAAAAGTTATGAAAAGTAACACTTTTAAAATCTCTTAGAAATCCTTATGTATCAACGGTTTGAAGGTAGTTTTTATTTATAATAATTACTTTTGTTATTTGTTTTGTATATTAATAAAAAATAAAAAAATATAAATATATATTATATATAGAGCGTAATCCCCAGAACGAGTAATAAAAATAACGAAAATCTCCAAACCCTTGGGACTCTAAGGTTCAAAAGAGTTATTTTTAGTAACACTTCGATAATTTATAGTGATTTTCCGTAACAATTTGATAACGGATTTTTAACTATTCATTAATTGTGAGGTGATAGATTGCAAGTTTTAATGTTTCTATCAATCATTTGGAAATCAGGAGCAACGATTTATCTGAAAGAAAATGATGTTCATATAGATCATGGTGATAACATTCCAGTTGATGCAATAAAGGCTGGAGAAGTAATTTTTGAAGATATAAAAAAGTGGCTTAAATCTTGGGAAGAAGCTAATGGTATCGATAAACACATGCGAATGATGATACATCAAGCCTGTGGATGGCAGCACAATCCAAAGTTGAATGAATGGATATGCGAGGATGTCGATGCATTGATGTTGTTCATGGAGTGGCAAGAAACATTAACTAAGAACGGATGGAAAGACATTTATGAAGACTATCGACAATTTGAAAATGAAGCTTCAAATATCATTAAGAAAAAATTGTACGAAAGTGCTGTTTTATATGCTAATCAAAATAAGTGATTTACAGACGTTTTAAGACGTTTTAAAGGACGGATGATAAATATATCCAACTTGTAAATAGAACATCTGTACGGTGCTGGTATTAGGCGAAAATGAGGAGGTTAAGAGAATGAAAAAGGAAGCGTGGGTTTTACGCTTAAAAGATGAATTTAATGATAACGAAATTCCTCAATACTATGCAGAAGATGAAGATATTGAGATAACAAAAGATTTAAACGAGGCAAATATCATTTTTGATAAAAGTGCAGCTGAAGAATGGATGAAAAATTGGGAAAAAGCCATTTTTGAGAAATTTGGTGAAGATGCAATTTGCAACGCTGGCTATACACACATAATGAAACATTTTGAGTGGGTAGAGGTGGAGGTTGAAGAATTAGAAGGTGATTCACAATGATTCACTACCATTACACGGATACTGAACTAAATAAAATCTTAAAATCCATGACAATCGTGGTTGATACTCGCGAACAAGTAAACGGTCATATTCTTGAATATTTACGTAGCAAGGATGTTCCAATCAAATTAAAGAAACTTGACACTGGCGATTACACAGCTATGCTACCTAAAAACGAAGAGCTTGGCATCATGCGAGATATTTATTTGAACAGTGGAGTTGAACGCAAAGCAAGCGTAGATGAGATTGTAGGCAACTTAGGTAAGGACGAGCGTACACGCTTTGAAAATGAATTAATTCGAGCAAAGGATATGCCATTTACAATCCTACTTGAAGATCCTGAAGGCTATAAAAAAATACTAAACGGAAACTACAGAAGTAAATACGATCCACTTGCATTACTTGGCTCGTTAAATACTTTCAAAGCTCGTTACGGCTTTGAAATTGTCTACTTAGATAATAAGTTTAGTGGGAATTTTATTTACTACCATTTCTATTACCAGATGAAGAACTACTTAAAGAGAGGGGCGTTCTAACCATCGTGAACATGCGCAATGGGATTCCTATTGTTCAGTCGGTGAAGAAGTCAAAACAGCCACAGGGTAGATTGTGGAAGGCCATACCCAATCCATTTACACGTTATATCGAAATGGCCATCATCGTTGATGGATGTGAAGCAAGTGTCATTATGCCTTACAAATCAGAATGGGTGCAACAGTATACACATGAAGGCTGGCATACCAAGAAAGTGTGGGATGTAGATGAACGCAGAAATGCTTGAGAAACGTGTAGCAATATTGAAAAAGGTTGATGCACTTACAAACAAATGTAATTGTCAGGCGGCCAATGAATATAATCATTGTTCAAATTGTAAACAGCTCCGCAAGTATGGCGACAAGTTAATGAAACTGGTGAATAAGCGAAGGGTTATTAAAACTGATTCAAAAAATAAAAAGTCTGGTCCAAAGCCAATATTCACATTGACTAAAGCTGAGTATTTGGAGTTAAAAAAAGATAAAAAATTGGATAGAGAAATCGCTGAAATGTACAAAGTATCACCATGCACAATTAGAAATTGGAAAAAGAAAAATGGAATTATTACTAAGAATAATTTGAGGAGAAGAAAGGTAATAAGTTGATGACAACAATAAATGAGCAAATCAAAAATACTGAGAATAGACCAGATTCAGATCATTATCATGAAGGCAAAATTGATGTGTGGGCGTTTGCTGATGAAAATTTTAATTTAGATGAATGTATTGGTTTTCACAGAATTAATGCAATTAAATATTTAACTCGATACGGGAAAAAGAATGGCTATAACGTTCGCGATTTAGAAAAAGCAATTACTTATATACAAAAGTTAATTGAATTGGAAAACTCAAAAATGGAGGAATGTGAGTGATTAAATTTAGCTTTGGTGACATCATCGAAAATGGTTGGGCTTCTGAAAAGAATCCTACTAGAAAATCGATTTTCGTCAAACATAAGAAAAAGACAATAGAGGTAACTGACGGAAAGGGAGAGTTTTGGGAAATTTACCACGACAATGACCATAAGAATGTTCGTATTGGTAGCATTTACGAAAACCCTGAACTACTGGAGGAATCACACAATGGAACTAAATAAATTTCAAGAGTTATCGAAGCGTACAATGCCTTTCATGGGTGAGCCTAAAAATAATGTGGAGTATGAAAACGGCTTAACAAATTATGCTTTAGGCCTTATTGGTGAATGTGCAGAGGTATTAGGTGCTGCTAATGATCGTGAAGCAATTTTAAAGGAAATGGGTGATGTAGCGCATTATGCATTTGGACTATTAACCTTCTTAAATGAAACGTATGAGCCATTAGCTAATTATGTTGTGGAAGGCTCAAGAGAAAGCATAATTGATAAAATCATTATCTTATCTGGTGAGATTTCAGAACAAGTTAAAAAGTATGTGTTTCATCGTCATGAATTGAATTCAAGTAAAGTGAAATTAGCATTAAAAATGTTAATCAAAAATTTAATCGAATTAGCTAAATTCTACGATTCATCACTTGAACAAATTTGCAAAATAAACATAGATAAATTGAAAATGCGTTATCCAGATAACTTCAATGTTGAGGATAGTAAAAAGCGTGTGGATATGGAGTAGTAGAACTGGATGTGTTTTTAGATACTTAAGAATATGAATTTTATTCCAATACATACAATCTAACTCTATAATCATAAAAGACTATATTTTTAATGATTGGAGTTAATTTGTATATGAAGAAAGATTTGAATTTGAATTATTTTTATATTGGAATTGGTTGGGCAATACTAGCTAGTTGCGTTATGCTTGCAGGACTATTGAATTCTGGTAAATTTCCGCTAGGATTACTGGGTATAGATAATAAAATAGCAGATTCAATTATTTATATAATTGCTAACTTTATAATCTTTACTTTCCCTGCTCTCTTTGTTTACAAATCCGGTGACTTATCAAATAAACAGAAAAAAATTACTGCTAATAATAAATTCTTAACTAAATTTAAGAGAACAGTATTTTTTATAGTAATTGTAATACCAATCATAATTTTTTTCTTGGCATCTTATTTGATAGCTGCAGGTATTAGAGGGGATATATTTACAGTTAATTTACCTGGGCTGACGGATTATGGCTATTGTCTTGGAGTAATTGTCACTGCATTGCTTTTCGGCTTTGAAGATATAAAAGATGTTGAAGATAATCAACAAAAACACGACTGTGAATTGAAGGAAGTGGAAGATAAGTATGCAGAATTAGAAGCCAAGTATAAACAAATAAAAAAAAGATATTCTACTTTAGAATCTAAGAATAAAGAAATGGAAATACGTTATAACGAGTTGAGAAATAAATCGAAACGTAATTTAGCAAAATTAGAAAAGAACAATCAACTTGAAGCTTCACGAAACAAAGTTTGTATTGATAAAACTTTAGTAAGAAAATAAGAATTAACAAACAAAGTAGGTGCTGCAC